TGGGTATGGAACAACGGAGTACTCGTAGAAAAGAATATTGAAGCTTGGAAACGAGAAATAGAAGGTGCGAAAAGACACGCATTAGCAGAGGCTAAAGTTAAAGTCTTTACAAACTTTCTTAAAAATCTCTAGTTTTATAAATATTAACAATTAATTAATTGAAACTAGTTTTAACTAATAAAGAGGAGATTTCAATGGCCGAAAACGCAAAAAACGTTGCGGATACAGTAAAAGAAGTTATGGAAGCTACGGCTCCAGACGCTCCTAAAAAGAATGCTGTTGCAGCTGAAACTTCGCCACTATCTAATAGTGCTGAAGATTTAGGCGCAGCTGTTGTTAAACCAACAGACAGTAATCCTGACGCAACAAAAAAAGTAAAAGAAGTTTCTGGACAAGCACCTCAAAAATCTGAGGGCGCACCTGATCCAATGCCTACTTTGAAAAAAGAAGGCGCTAAAGAAACTGAAAAAGAATCGGAAGACAAAGAAATCAAAGAAGGCGAAATGCCAGCTGGTCTAAAAAAATACCTTGACAAAAAAGACGACAAAAAAGAGTCTATGGATGACAAGGAAAAAGAAAAAGTGAATGCTTCTTACAAATCGGAAGACGCAGACGCTGAGAAAAAAGACGAGAAGGTAAAAGAAGAAAAAGAAAAAGACATTGATGTAAAAGAACACGTTGATGCTCTTGTCGCTGGAGATGATTCATTATCTGAAGAATTTAAACAAAAAGCTGCTACAGTATTTGAAGCTGCGATTAAATCTAAAGTAAAAGAAATCGCTGAAGATATACAGGCAGATTACGACAAGAAATTAACCGAAGAAACTTCAAAATCTAAAGATGAGTTAGTAGAAAAAGTTGATTCTTACCTTGCATATGTAGTGGAAGAATGGATGAAAGAAAACGAACTTGCTTTAGAAAGAGGAATCAAAGGTGAAATCGCTGAGGACTTTATAGGTGGTCTAAAAAAATTATTTGAAGACCATTACATTGATGTTCCAGACGAAAAATATAATGTACTAGAAGACCAATCTTCTAAAATTGAGGAGTTAAACAAAAAACTTAACGAATCAATTGAAAAGAATGTTGAATTATCTAAAGAAAACGGAAAATTACAAAGACAAGACATCATTGATGAGGCGTCTAAAGAATTAGCTGAAACTCAAAAAGAAAAATTCAATAAACTTGCCGAAGAAGTTGAATATTCAAACGAAGAAGATTTTAAATCTAAAGTAGCAACTATTAAAGAAAGTTACTTTGGTAAAAAAGAATCAACTAGTGAGATAGATGATGTGGCGGCAGAGTCAAATGCTGAGCAACCTCAGGATTTAACTAATGCAATGGCTGCTTATAGTGCCGCTATAAGTAAAACAAAAGACATTAAGTTGTCTAACTAATAGGGAGATAAAAACAAATGTATTTATCAGAACAATACGAAAAAAAATGGCAGCCTGTCCTAGAACACCCTGACTTACCAAAAGTTAGTGATTCTTACAGACGAGCCGTTACAGCTACTATCTTGGAAAACCAAGAAAGAGCTATGAAAGAAGACGCTGGTTTTATAAACGAAGCAGCGCCTACAAATGCTACTGGTTCTTCAGTTGCAAATTGGGATCCAATCCTAATTTCACTAGTTAGAAGAGCAATGCCAAATCTTATCGCATACGATATCGCAGGTGTACAACCTATGACTGGTCCAACTGGACTTATCTTTGCAATGAGAAGTAGATACACTTCACAAATTGGAAACGAAGCTTTATTTGATGAAGCAGATACAGACTTCTCAAGCAGAAATGCTGCTGGAGACTCAACTGCTAATTCAGGCGCTGCTCAAACTGGTACAAACCCAGGTTTATTGAATGATGATCCATCAACAGCTTTCACTAGAGGACAAGGTATGGCTACGGCTACTGCTGAAGCTCTTGGTGATTCTGGTAACAATGCTTTTGCTCAAATGGCTTTCTCAATTGAGAAATCAACTGTGACTGCTAAGTCAAGAGCTCTTAAAGCAGAATACACGATGGAACTTGCACAAGACCTTAAAGCAATCCACGGTTTAGACGCTGAAACTGAACTTGCTAAC